AATAAAACTGATAAAAAGAATAAAAAACGACGAAGAAAAACTAAATAAACTGACTACAAAAGGTCGGGAATGGAGAACTAAATTAGCGAAAAAAAGAAAACAAATCCGTATTATTTAAAAATCTAAACTCATAGAAAAATCTTCGTTTGTTTTAGTTTTAGTTGCGAGAGCATAATCGCTCACACGCTTTTCAAAGAAGTTTGTCTTGCCTTGGAGTGAAATTGTTTCCATCCAGTCAAAGGGGTTTGCTGTATTAAATATTTTTTTTATTTGTAATTGAGAGCATAAACGGTCAGCAACGAACTCAATATAATTAGACATAAGATTATCATTCATTCCCACTAATCGGCAGGGCAAAGCCTCACAAATAAACATTTTCTCTATTTTCACAGCCTCTTTAATAATCTCTTCTATTTTTGCTGTTGATGGTTTTTTAATAAGTTTGTCATATAAACACACAGCAACTTCCACGTGTAGCCCTTCGTCACGACTAATAAGTTCATTACTAAAAGTAAGACCATTCATCATAACACCACGTTTTTTTAACCAATAAATAGCACAAAAACTTCCCGAGAAAAAAATACCTTCTACGCACATAAAACCTACAAGACGAGAACCATAAGACCTTTTTCTGTCGCCTATCCACTTCATAGCCCAGTCTGCTTTATCTTTAATTGATGGGTAATTTTCCACAGCATTAAACAACTTGTCTTTTTCTGTTGGATTTCTTACAATCGTATCTATCAAAAGTGAATACGTGTGAGAATGGACGTTTTCCATAAAAGTCTGTATTGAGTAACACGCTCTCGCCTCACTAATTTTTACCTCTTCAAGAAATCTTCCTACTATGTTTTCTAAAACAATACCATCGCTTGCAGCAAAAAATGCTAAAACGCATTTTATAAAATGTTGTTCGTTTTTCGTTAATGTTTCAAATACTTGTCTGTCTTTTGACATATCAATTTCTACTACGTCCCAAAAGCATTCAACTTGCTTACGATAAAGGTCAAACAAATCTTGATGAATTACTGGAAAGAGAGTGTGGCGATTATTGTCTAAACTTAAAATGGGTTCAGCCATAAGTGATATATTACGAAGATAAAAAAATTACACAAGTTTGGAATTGAACCAAATATAAGACCTTTTCTTCTTGTGTGTATTGTGTTACTTTTGTGGTGTAATTTATCTTTGGTTTTTTTTTATTTTTTGGTCTTGTTGGTCTTGTTGGTCTTGGTCTTCTTCATCTTGGTCTTGTTTGCCTCTTGCTGACTACCCCAACCAAACTCGGCAGTTTGAGGCGGTGGTGGCGGTGTAGCCAACAGACGCATATTTTGTAGCCAGTCCAATTCAATCTCGGGAACGACGAGTTTTGAGAAAGTCTTTCGCCACTTCCACGACGGAGGTCGTGTTTTTGGTTCAAGCAACTGACAAAGTGGTAGGTTCTCTTCCCACTCGTCGTCGTCTTGGTAAGTTGCGATTTTGCTTGACATATTTGATGTTTCGTTGTTGTTGATGCTCTTGGTTGCATTCGTCAATTTTTTTTCAATTTTTTTTGGAACGAGAATGTCAAATATGTCATACAAATGACTGATTTCTTGCTCTGCTTCTTCACACAAAAGTCGCACTTTTGTATCACAAAGTTTGTCGTTGTTCTTGGATTTAATTGATGTCGTAGGAGTCATCTTTTGTATTGCGGTTGCTGTTGTCTTGAACGGCGAGTTGAGAATCAGTTTTTTTCTGCGAGAGGAGCAAGGGGTGGGAGGAAGATGGAGCGGTTAGATTTAATTCGCACGGCTGATACACAGAGAGGAGCGTAGAGCCCTCAAACACACACACACACACACACACATACAAACAGCACTTACCCCGTAATCGGTTCAAAGTGCTTCTTACAGACTCACATACGCTCCAACCCCCCTTTTTCACTTGACCTGTATGAAATGATGGGCTACACCGACACCGAGCAATAAATGGTGCTGGGGAACGTTCCGTGAATGTTCTTTTGAAGTATGCTCGTGTAGCCCATCATTTCATATAGGTGACAGAATTAAATGACTGCTGGGAACGTTCCGTGAATGTTCTTCTCAATATAGTCAGTAAGATTAACTCAATAATTTTTTCTTAATTTTATCAGTCAATTTTGTATTACGAAAAACAACCTTCACATTAAACTTGTCTTCATAATTACGAATACCACCTTGCAGCGATTTTGAACTCCACAAAATAATTTTAGACATAGATGATGCTGTGTGTCGTCCGCCTTTTTCCTTACTATGTCTTTTATGGTAATTTTCTTTTACTTGCTCTCTTTTTGCAGGGTCAGGCTCATAAAACTTTGATGACTTGTCGTGTAATAGCGTGTAATCCAAATGCGATGAACTACCAAAATGATGAAAATGCTTATATTTTTTCATTATCATCACATATTTTTTGTCAGGGCGATTACTTTTATATAAGTAATATACGTCGCTCATTTATAAAGGACAAATATTATAAATAAAATTGATTTAAAATAATATTAATAACCGAACATAACCGAATGAAAGGATATATCTATAAAATATACGACAACACAAATGGAAATGTTTATTATGGTTCTACATCACAACAAGTTTCAAAAAGAATTGGCGACCATAGAAGCGATTATAATAAGTGGATTAATAAAACAAAAACTAAAAAATGTGCTTGTTCTATTATTTTTGATAATAATGATTATTCTTACTCCACAATAGAAGAAGTTAATTATGAAAATAAATGGGAGTTGAGAAATAGAGAAAGGTGGTATATTGAGAATAATGATTGTGTGAATAAAAATATTCCAAATAGAACAAAAAAAGAATACAAGACCGATAATAAAGATTTCTATGACGAATATAATAAGAAATATTATGACGAAAATAAAGTTTTGTTTAAAGAAAAACATAAAGAATATTACCAAAAAAATAAAGACAAAATAAATAAAAAAAGAAGAGAAACATACCAAAAAAATAAAAGACAAATATTATAAAAAAATATCAATCCAAAAATCTTCCCAATCGTCCATTATAATCTATTAACATTTTATATTTAATTAATTACAATAATATCATATAAAGGTTTATAATATTTTAGTTTATATAATGAATAAGGATTTGAACTTTGGATTACAACAAGAAGATAAATTGCTTCCACTTATCGTTAGCAAATATGGTGATGATATTTTTAAAACCGACAAAATGTGCCGCTGGGATTACGAGAGCGATACTATACTGATTGAATTAAAGTCACGCAGAGTTAAGAAGAATACATACCCTACTACGATGATTGGTAAGACAAAAGTTGATTTGATGCTTAATAATGGTAAGCGAGTAATCGCAATCTTTAAGTTTTTAGATGGAACATTTGAAATAGAAATAACCAAAGAAATTACTGCAAAGTTTGATATTAGAGAAGGTGGAAGGTGTGATAGAGGAATGAACGAACAAGATATTTATTACTATATTCCTGTTGAAATGCTTTCTACACTTTAAAAAATTGATTCTAAATATTTAAATAAATCTTGATAAGTTATACAGACTAATATGAATTACACTAAATGTTCGGGGAAACCATTAGCAATAGAATACAATGAGAATTATGTAAATAATATAAAATTGGCGTGTTATTGTCCTTTCTGTATTTTAACAACAAAGCAAGAAACTACACCATACAAGATTATACAGACTGATAATGGTTATACTAAAATATTTGATGAATCATATTATGAAAAAAAAGAGAAAAAGTGTGATGAGATACCAAGTTCAAATAATTCACACGACCCATTCAGTAGCCACCATCGCTCTCCAAATGAAATATGTTTTTATAATACAGCGACTGACGAAGAAACCGATACAGATACAGAAATGTAAATAGAAATGTAAATAGAAATGTAAAATATGAAGAGATTTGGTTGGTAATTATTTTATTCTGTTTTCAATAAATAAATAAAATAAAAAGTAAAATATGAAATATAGAAAAGGATGGTGAGGATACAGGGCACAGGAAATGTCAAATGTCAAATGTCAAATATCTAAATTAAGATTTTAAAGAAATACCAAAAAACACTCCATAATTTCCTTTTATCATTTTTTGTCTATCATACTCAACACCATAATCTGTAAGCATATTATTTAAATATTTTATATCTTTCTTACTTTTATCATCTAAATCCAGTAAATCACATACAATCTTCTTTGGTAAATAACCATCTGTAAAACTGAAATGTTTTCTTATTTTTATTATAAATAGGTCTTTTTGTATTACCTTCATTTTTTTAGTATGTATTATTT